ATGGTCGAGCGCTTTCTGGAGATTGAGCTGCGCGAGATCAGCTTGACACCCATGCCGAGCGTCCCCGGCACCGATGTGCTGGGCGCGCGCAAGGCTGTACCCGAGCAGCCCCGCGACTCCGTCCGGACGGACCGCGACCTGCTCATGCTAGCCGCCCGCACGGCGCTCGACGCCTTGAGCGTCACCGACCGGCAGGCGGTGCTGGATGCCTACGCTTCCCCGTACCTGGACGATGCGGCCTCGGGCACGCGCGCGGAATGCTGCGCTCCGCCCACGCCGCCGCCAGCCCGCGAGGACGCGGCGGTCCCGATGGCCGACCGGCTCAAGGCCGTGCGGCAGACCTACTCCGTATAACACCGAGGACACCATGAACACCCCGCTGGTCACCAAGAACCGCGCGGCGAACGAGCTGCGCGCGCAGGCGCAGAAGCTCCGCGCCGAGCTGATGGACCCCGCCGTCACGCTGACGGTGGACGAGGTGAAGAACCGCACGGACGCCATCATGGCGCTGGAGCAGCGCGCGCAGGCCGCCGCCGAGTTCACGCCGGACGCCGAGATCGACCGGCAGGGCGGGGACACCGGCCTCACCCGCATCGACGCGGGCGGGCAGCCCGAGCGCACCGAGTTCCGCGGCATGGCCGACGCCATGGCCGATGTGCGAAAGGTGCTGGTCAACCACTTCCCGACGCTGGGCGCGTACATCCGGGCGGCGGCCCGTGGCACCAAGGACCCGCGTCAGGCCGAGGGGCTCCGTAAGGTCGCGGAGATGACCCGCACCATCACCGGCTCGACGGCCGGTGGCGAGTTCCTGCTTCCGCTGACGCAGGTCCCCGAGATTTTCTCGGTGTCCAACGCGCAGCCCGGCATCTTCCAGTACGCCCGCCGCTACAACGTGCCGGGCCGGTCGCTCCGCATCCCGTACCTGATTCAGGACGAGGGGACCACCACGCTCAACCGGCCGATGGCCGGTAAGATCGCGAACGTGACGATCGTGGGCGAGGGCAGCACCAAGCCCGAGCGCGAGCCGCAGTTCGGCCAGCGGCTGCTGGAGATCTACAAGTACGCCGCGATCACGGAGTTCGGCGACGAAATCCTTGGCGACGACTTCACGGGCGAGCTGCCCAGCGAGGTCACCACGGCGGTGGGTGGGCAGATCATCAACAAGCTCAACGAGGATCTCACCATCGACGGCACGGGCTCGTCCCAGCCGCTCGGCGCGCTGCACGCCAACAACGGCTCGCTCATCGCGGTCAACCGGACCACGGCCAACAGCTTCGTGGCGGCCGACGCGTTCCGGATGTACGAGCGGCACACGGTCGGCCCGCGCTCGGTGTGGATGGTGTCCCGCCGCGTGCTGGCGCAGCTGTTCGCCCTTCAGGCGACCAACAACACGATGGTGACGTGGATCAGCAACCTCCGCGACACGCCGCAGATGCTGCTGCTCGGGCTGCCGGTGATCGTCACCGACCTGCTCAACACGCTGGGCAGCCGCGCCGACGTGGCGCTCGTCAACGGCGACTTCTACGCGATGGGGCTCCGGCAGGCCCTGACCGTGGAGTCGTCCATCCACGTCAAGTTCGTGCAGGACATCACGACCTACCGTTTCCTCGCGCGTGGCGGTGGCATCCCGATCCCCACCTCCACCTACGCCTACAAGACCGTGGCGGGGGTCAAGGTGGACGCGCACAGCCCCTTCGTGGTGCTGGATGTCCCGGCCAGCTCCTAAGCTGACCCGTAGCAAGGCCAAGGCCGCAGGGGCGCTCCCCCCTGCGGCTGCGGCCGTGCCCGCCCCCGCGACGGCGCGCGTCATGGCGATTCAGTCATGCCTGATCGCGGGCGTCCGGCGCGAGGCGCGGGAGATGTTTGAGGTGCCCGCCGACCGGGTGAACAATTTGGTGCGTTTCGGGCTGGTGTTGTCGCACCCGCTGGCGTGGATGATGGGCGAGCAGATGCAGGCCGCGTGGCGCGAAGCCGCGACCCAGATGCGGCCGGGGCTGGACGACAACACGCTGGTGGTGGATGACGCCACCGTCGCGCAGCTCTGGACGGGCCCGGGGCGACTCTTGTCCCCGCCCGAGGTGCCTGAGATGTACACGGCTGCGGAGCCGACCGAGGGGGCGCTGCGCGTCCTCCAGGTGACCGAGTACGACCCCGGCAGCTCGGTCTACCGTTACCACTCCGCGGCCAACACCGCACCCGGCGTGCTGTCGGCGCTGGTGCGCTTCGACTATACGAACCCCCATTGCCATTGGCGGCAATGGGATGGCGATGCCCACCGGGTGACCGTGGAGGCGCTCGCCGCGACGGCCGACGTGCTGCACGTCCACATGGACTACCGCGGCCTGTTTCAGCGCCTGCGCGTGGCCCCGGCCGACCGGCAGCGGGCGGCGATCACCTATCACGGCAGCCTGCCACCGGGTGACCCGCGCGTGACCTACCGCGACGAGGACACGGACCGCAAGCTGGGCGCGCTGGTGTTTGGGGCGCGGCCCTACCATTACCGGCACGGCGTGGAGCATTGGTTGCCCATCCCCATGCCGATCGCCAACTATCAGGCGTTGCGGGGCAGCTTCCGCATGACCCGCTACCCGCTGCCGTGGGAGGGCGGGCGGCTGCGGATCGCGCATAGCCCGACAAAACGAGCGATCAAGGGGACGGATGATTTCCTATCCGTGGTCGGCTATCTGAAGGACTACGGCTTGCCCGTGGAGCCGGTGCTGATCGAGGACATGAGCCACGGCGAGGCGCTGGCGCTCAAGGCCACCTGCCATGTGGTGTTTGACAGCTTCTGGCTCGGGATGCAAGGCAGCGGGCTAGAGGGCGCAGCGATGGGGCTGCCCGTCATCGCGGGCGACCACGACGCGGTGCGTGACCTAGAGGCGCTCGGCATCCCGTGCCCGTGGACCTTTGCCGACACGCGCGACGAGCTGCGCGAGGCCGTGCGGCGGCTGTGCGTTGACAGCGGCTTCTACGCGGCCGAGGCCCAGCGGGTGCATGATTACACCGTAGCCCACCACGACTACCCGGTGGTGGGTGCCAAGTACGCCACCATCTTGCGCGAGACTGTCCGTGGCGCTGCCGACTAGCACCGACTTGAAAGACTACCTGCGAATTGAGACCAACGCGGAAAACGCGCTGCTCTCCGCGCTGGTGGCGCGCGCGCAGGCCATGCTGGAAGGGTGGATCGACTGCCCGATCACCGCCGAGTCGCAGACGGCGGTGGACCGCGCCGAGTCGCTGGACGAGCCCGTGACCAGCCTAATTTTTCCGCGGCGCCCCATTGCGTCGGTCAGCATCACGGACGCGGACGGGGCGACGGTGGACGCCGCGACCTACACGGTATACGGGGCGTCGGGCATGGTGTACGCCAAGCCGCTCACCAGTTTCTATAACGGGCCGTATACGATCACCGCGCAGGTGGGGCTGTCGCTGCGCGCGGACTATGCGCGCATTGAGCCGCTGCTGACCGAAATGATCTTGGATCTGGCCGCCGACCTGTACCAGCGCCGGACCCCCGGCGCGGCCAGCGAGAAGGCGGCCGACACCACGATTACCTGGGACGCGAGCCGCGAGACGGTGGCGCGGGTGATCAAGAGCCTGCGCCTGTTCCGGCTGGGGGTGGCGCAATGACCATGGTGGCGGGGCGGCTTGACCAGCGGGTGAGCTTCTGGGCGCGCGAGGACGCGGGCGCGGACGGGTTCGTGCGCCCCGTGTTCGTGTATCAAGGCACCTACTGGGGCCGCATCGACCACACCGCGCAGACGCAGAACGTGGGCACGGAGCCACAGGCCGAGATCAATTACCGCTCCCCCGCGCGGGCCACGGTAGCCGACTATGTGGACGTGCCGCTCAACGGGTTGCTCAAGCTGGAGGGTGACCCGACCGCCTATTGGGTGCGGGGCGTCATCACGCAGCGCCAGCTTCGGTCGCAGCGGATTGACCTGGAGGTGGTGACCCCGCTGGAGACGGTCGAGTTCGTGGAGTTTGAGGGGCTGCCGACCACGGACGGCGTGCATCTGGTGACCACCTCCGAGTTTTCCACCGCCTTCGACGAGGCGTTCGCCTGATGGCTGATACCCCGCGCACCCTATCCACGCTGATTGCGCAGCTTGCGGACAACACCAGCGGCAACATCACCGCGCAGGTGGTCCGCGATATGCTGGTGTCGCTGTACCCGAGCCGCGGCCAGCTTCAGCTCGCGCCGGGTGGCGCGGTCGCCACCACGTTCGCCAGTAGCGGCAGCTATACGCCGGTGCGCGGGACCACGGAGCTGGACACCAACGTGTGCAGTTCGTGCGTGTCGATGCCCGCCAACGGGCAGCTCAAGTGGGAGAAGGGCTCCACGCACATCCTGAACGCGCAGGCCACCCTTGAGGTGCTGCCCGCGGCGAACAACAAGAAGTATACCTTTACGTTCGCCAAGAACGGCATTGCGCTGCCCAGCTCGGCGTTGCCCGCGTTCTATGGCAACCTGAGCGGCAACCCCGTGGGGGTGTACCTGTCCGCGCTGATCCCCATTGCCGAGGACGACATCATTTCGGTGGTGGTCAAGAACGACACCGACACGACGGCAATCACCGCTTCCGTGCTGACGCTGGGCGGCGTCGGCTTCATGACCTAGAGGAGACGACTATGGCACGCAAGGCCTTGGCGACGGGCACGCAGCTCCTGGCGGAGCGCACGATGGGGACGGTCATGCCGAGCGGCGAGGACGCCGTGACCTCGGTGGTCTTTGAGATCTTCAACGCGGCGGGCGGGTTCAGCATGATCCCCCGCGTGGATCTGGAGGAGGCGGCCCAGACGCCGTACAACGTGCTGTACTGGAACCTGCTCACGCAGGCGCCCATCGCGGCGGGCACGCCGATCACGACGGCGGGGATCTACGCGGTGTACGCGCCGGGGTGCAAGGTGTACGCGGTGACGAGTGCGGGAACGGCCACCTGCGAGGTGCAGCGGGTGTACGGGCGGGCGTTCTGATGCTGGCGACGAACGCCGGG